TTGGCCTTGGGGTGCGGTGTAAAGAGTGCGAGATTCATAAGGGCCACCGCCATCAGAATGGTCAGGGAATCCGTCATACCAATCAGCGCAACCCACTTTGCGGAACTGTGGCACCGGCTCCGCTTGCTCCTGCTTTGGTGTATACCGCTGATAGTCGCACTTATCATGCTTATCATACATGTTGAAGCAGATAAGTAGGTCATCGCCATCAGTCTCGATGTTCCAGCGTTTACGGACATGCACTGGCTCCTGCTTCAGCCGCTCCACTTCTTGTGCGTGTTTGTATGCCAGCAGGTTTGCATCTGCCCAGCCTTTTGTCAGCCGCTCAATCTCAGCCACCAGCGCGTCGATAGTGTCGGCCGCTGTGCCCCAATCGCTCAAATAAAGCCCCGGAGTTTCACGCAGCCGCTGTGCTACCTGCTTTGCTTCTTCAATCATGTTTGTTCTCCTTCCGAAGTTCCAGAAAATCCTTAATGCTGCAAGCAATAGCTGCAACCCAAGCCTCATTGCGCATGTCTTTCTTATCCTTGACTTTTCCCTCGGCAGCAAAGTGTTCTGCCTCACGCAACCTGAAAAACATCTTTCGTAGAAACTCGTACTCAGTCATGTTTGTTCTCCAGTGCTTCACGAATCACCGTCTGGCAAATCCAAACAGAGCGACTGTTGTGAGCTTTAACCATTGCTTTGCGCAGCCGCTCAATATCCGCCGCTTGGCTGCGGATTAGGGCTGCTGCTTCCCGCTCTAACCGTGTTGGCTGCGGGAACCAGTCAATCGCTTCAACAAGCTCTTGCGCAATGCGTTCTGCTTCGTTGATTAGGGTCATAGATAGCTTCCAAGAAAGGAAAGAAACATAGCCAGAGCTACAAACGGATGGCCAGTGAAGATGGCCCATATAAACACACAGAATCTCATACGTCATCCTTCAGTTTGCGGATAGCGTCTCTCGCATAGCGGTAGGCTTGCTGGAAGCTGTGTCCGTCTATTGCGTTGGAGGCCAATCCTTCACACACCTTCGCAGCATCTTCATACGCATCGCGGATTGCTTGGCGCATCTGGGATTCGGTGTAGTAGTCATCACAGGCTTGCACTGTTGTGTACTCATCTGCTATGTGGTCGAAGATGCGAACTTGATCTACTGGCTCTGGTAACTTAATCATTTTGTAGAGTCCCTTTCAACCATGATGTCGATGGCCTCACGCAGCTTGCGTACCCCGTAGTCCTTGTGGATGGAGTAGCTAGGTGCCTCGGTTGCCTTACCAATGAAGCGCAGTCGGTTGAGTTGCATCAACAGTGCAGTTTTGGTTGACTCTGAATCGAAGTTGATACCGTCAAGCAGGATGCCAATCTCTACTGGCGGCGGCTTGCGCTTCTCAACGGCAACGTCGTGCATCTTCTCAATGCCAAAGCGCAACAGCCCATAGACGCTGCCCACTACGGCCAGCTTATAGACAAGGTAGCCAAGCAGCACCCACACCATGATGGTGGGTAGTCCGGCAATGGCTTCGATGATTAGTTTAAGTTCTTCCATCATAGTAAACCTCTCCAAATGTTGACCTCTCGACCATGACGCACGGCATCCCTGGCAAGGATCGCTTGACGGTGACGTTGACGGTAGCGGACATTGCGCACGACCACTGAGTCACCAACCTCCACCGCATCAGGCTTGTCGCCAATCGCGTATACGGGCTGCTGACGGCCCCGGCCACCGCAAGGTTGGTATCGCTCAATGTAGATCGCCTTGTCCTTGCGCAGGCGGCGGATGGAGTCACGCACGCCGTGTGCAGTGCGGTCCATGAGCAGCACCAATTCCTGTGTGGTCATGGGTCCAATGTCGGTCAACAGGCGCAGCACGCCGTCGGTCTGGGTGCAGATGTATTTGCGTGCTGTCATCTCCAGCCCCCAACCACATAACCAACGCATGATGCGGCAAACACCAAAGCAACCACCAAGAGGATGGTGTCCAAGTGAACTTCAAAATCAGAATCGCCACAGTCGCACTCGCGGCCCTGGCGGCAGTCTTTGTTGCAGGTCATATTGACGCCTTTGTAATCATCTTTTTCCCATGGGTGCCAAGGCTGGCGGTCATGTTCACCCGCGTCAGCGCCTGCTTTTGCACCTCTTTCATTTGCTTGGTGGTCAGCGTATTGCCCCGGCGGCTGCGCTTCTTGGGCGCTGCTGTTGGTTCTGTCCGCCATGTGAACGCTGTGTGCGTGCTCTTGGGTGTGCCGTCCGGCCATGTCGCGGCGCTCACAGCACGATCCACAGTACGATGAATGCCAGCGCGTATGTCACCGCAAAGGCAATCCGCACAGGAGACCAGACAAACTCGGGGTTTTCTTGAATCTGGTGGCTGGTGTACGGGCCGAAAGCCTGCTGCATGGTGCGCGGATAGCGGCGGGTGTTGGCGTCTAGGTAGTGTTGGCAATGGGTCATGTTTAGCTCCGGTTGTTGATGGCTCAAGTATAAACGTTTTTTACATCAGTGCAAACTTTTTTTTGCAATCTAAGGGTTTATCCTAGTCTTTGCAATTTCAGCCACCATGCTCTTGGCCTCCTCCGCACCACGGCACACGATGCACTCATACCCCAAGCCGCTCAAGTAGCCCATCCAATCGCGCTGCTCCTCGCTTACCACGCCGCCTTTGGTGCGTTTCATTTCCACCCACAGCCACCAGGCTGGCACAAACAGATCCGGCACGCCACTGCTCACGCCTTCGGCCTTCAGGCGTCCAGCCTCCGAGGGCCGCCTGGGCCCTCCGTTGGGGATGGCAAAGATGCGCACGCCGCGATACGTTTGGCGGAACCACTGCACAAACTCGCGCTGCTCTAGGTGTTCGGTTGGCACTAGAATGGGCATTCTTCCTCCCACTTGTCGCACGCTCCAACGGTGGCCGCAAAGTCGGCTGGCGGCGTCATAAAGAACTCGGTGCACACGCCGTCCGTGCCGTAATGCTCGCAGGTATGGCAGCACATTGGGGCTGGCGGCGGGTTGCGCCACAGGGTTACAAACTCAGGCTCCGGCGGTCTCATTCCATTCCCTCCTTAAAACACGGGCAAACTTGCCGTCCAATTTGTACTCAATCGCGCGCGGTGCCGCGCCTTGGTTCATGCAGGCGGCAATGTCAGACAGGTCGGCTACCGAGTAGTCCAGCGCGGCCCCAGCGTTGCGGGCGATCTGCGCCAACTCCGAGCGCGAGCGTTGGCCCGCATAGCCTTCGTGCATGATGGGCCAATACTCGGTCACCGGCTTGTCGCTCAAGCCCCCATAAAACGTGCAGGCCAGCATTTCCTTGCCGCTGGCTTTGCTGATGTGCTTGCGCCAGTTCCATTCCGTCACCTCCAGATCCTTGCCTTCCACGCCCATAATGTCGTCGTTGCGCAGTTGGAATTTCTTTTCCACCGGTGGCGGAAACTCATGGCCGCAATTGGGGCACGCCATCACGCTGATGTGCACCAATTCATCGCACTCAGGGCAAACCTTTACTGGCGCCTCTCCGTTGCCGTCACCACCCTTGCGCGGTGGCTGTACTGCCGTGATCGGGCCGTGCGTTTCCACCACGCCAGCAAAATCCAGCACCAGGCAGTGGTCGGTATGCTCCTTTGGGCGCAGGCCACGGCCAGCCATCTGAACGTACAGGCTGGCGCTCATCGTTGGGCGCAGCATGGCTATCAGATCGACGTTTGGCGCATCAAATCCGGTGGTTAGTACATTGGCATTGGTTAGCGCCTGAATGCGTCCTGCCTTGAAGTCCCGCAGGATGCGCTCGCGCTCGGCCTTTGGCGTGTCGCCGGTCACGCATTCGGCCTTGACGCCGTAGAAGGTCAGCGCCTCGGCAATGTGGCGGCTATGCTGGACGCCAGCGCAAAACACCAGCCACGAGCGCCGATTGCCTGCCAAGGCAATGATTTCGCGCACCACTGTATGGTTCTTATCATCGGTGTCTACCGCTGCCTGCAACTCGGATTCAATGAACTCGCCCCCGCGCTTGTGCACGCCCTCGGTGGTTAGCTTGGCCTTGGTGATCTTGGAGCGCAGCGGAGCCAGGTGCTTCTTGAAAATCAACTCCTCAATTGTCACCGGCTCAATCAGCGCATCAAATAGCGCAGGCTTGTCGGTAATCAGCCCATGCCCCAAGCGGTAAGGTGTGGCCGTTAGCCCCACCACCCGCAAATTGGGATTGATGGCCTTGAGGTTGTCCAGCAGCGTGCGGTATCCGCCTTCGTCCTTGTGGCTGACTAGGTGGCACTCGTCAATAATCACCAAATCAATGTGCCCCAAAAGCGCGGCTTTGTTGCGCACGGACTGGATACCAGCAAAGGTGATTGGTTCGCCCAGTTGCTTCTTGCCAATGCTGGCGCTGTAAATGCCCATCGGGGCACCGCGCCAGTGCTGGCGCATCTTCTCGGCGTTTTGCTCAATCAGCTCTTTGATATGCGTCAGCATCAGCACGCGGGTCTCCGGCCACGATTGCAGCGCATCCTTGCATAGCGCCGCAACGATGTGGCTCTTGCCCGCGCCAGTTGGCAGCACCAGGCAGGGATTGCCTGCGTGGCCCGCCTCAAACCATGCGTATAACTGGTCTATGGTGCGTTGTTGGTAGTCCCTTAACACAATGATCCACCTCCCCATTGCTCCGCCATAGCTTGCGCGATTCCAGGATATGTAGTGCTGCGTAGCTTCCAGCGGTCGGCGCTAGGCGGCATAAAGTGAATGCGTGCTTCACGCCCCTCCACAATGTTGGTGGGTGTTAGCCTGGAAACCCCTTTTAGCCATAAGCATGTGGCCTTTGTCTCACCGTGCCCGTACTGCCACGGCTGGATAATCTGATCCGGCTTGCGCCACAAGCTCGACATGATGCAGACAGGGTTCTCCGTCGCCGTCTTTGGAATATGCGCTGACGCGCGCTGCAGCCGCATGAAAAACGCAACACTGGCCGCTTGGCGGCCGTCCATCCACTTTGCAGCAAAGTGACGAGCGCCAGAAACAGCCAAGTCGGTGCATGGCGGGTGGAATATGGCAATATCCCACGGGTAGTCGATCACGTCAAAAATGTCGCCTTGATAATGCGGCCCTGGCGCATCGGTCGGCAACAAATCGCAGGACATTGCATCATGCCCAAGCGCACGGAACGCATCGCGCACCACGCCGGAGTATTCGCAACCAATCAATACTTTTAATTTGCTCACCCCACAATCCTTCCATTGAACTCGCGCCGCAGGTCTTTCAACTGCTTCCACTCACCAGCGCACGCCGCAGCGTTGGCCAGCAGTTCACGCGAACCGTACACGCCCTCGCCGGGGTCGCCGTTGGCCACAGCCTGCCCGCCAATCTCATAGATGGCAACAAAGTCCACCGGACTGTCCTTGCGCTGCCACGGCACCAGGTCAGGGTGCAGCACATGGCTCTCGCAGCCGTCCTTCTGGTGGCTAAACGGCACAACGTCATCCCACTTTGCGCAGTGCCAAGTGCCGTCGCTCAATGGCGTGGCGTTGGCGCAGGTGCGGCAGTTCACATTTTTGGTGGTCTTGGAGCCGTGGCACAGGTCGTAGCCGTCGCAGAACTTGCACTGATACCAGCTTGGATCTGCGCTCAAGGGCTCAGGCATGCGGTCAGTCAGGGCAATGCGGTGGCCACGGTCCACATACTTTTGCGCCAGTTCCTTGTCCAGCCGCACGCGCTCGGTGTAGATGCGGTCATCGTCCTTGCACACGGCCACATACAGTGCGCGGTCTATGCCGGTGCCAAGCATGTAGAGTTGCATCTGCACAAAATGCTCCGGCTTGGACTTCTCCACGCCGTTCTTTTCCACATCGTTGAACGACTTCAGACTGTGCGTTTTGAACTCGGCAATGTGGCGCGTCTTGGGCGCATCCGGCACGCCGCGCTCAATCACTGCATCAATGCTGCCGGAGACGTGGCAGCCAAAGTCCACCCGCGCCTGCTTGCCGTTGATGGTCCCGCGCACGTCCATGCCAATCATGCGCAGGTCGTTGATGATGGTGGCCTCCTCCATCTGCCCACGGCGGAACAAACGCAGGATGCGCCCTGGGAACTTGGGCGACACCGCCCAGCGGAACGACAGCCACAGCCAGCGGTCGCATGGGCCGCCAAGCAGCGAGCAGCCAAGGTGCGGGCGCGGATCTTCTGGTTTAGACTCAAACGCAGCGTCAATCAGCGCCTGGATGTCGTTGGTCAATTTTGGGATGGCGGTCATACATGGCTCCAAGTGAAATACTGCAAGACCTTCTCAACGGTGCGTACATGGACGCCGTGCTGGCGTGCGAGCGCTTCATTGCTCAGGTTGTCACGGATGTGCTGGCGCAGTTTGTCGCGCTGCTTGGCCGCGCTGCGTATGGCGTCAACATCATCTTCGGTTAGTTTGGTCTGTGGCAACTCCGCGCCGCGCAACGCCATAGACCTGGCGCGGGACAGGTATTCGCCACGCTCCAACACATGATCAGGCCTTGCGGCCCTGCCGTTTGCTCTTGAATAGTTTGTTTGTGCCAT